CCTTATTCTTGGGGAGTATGTGTTTTTTACGCACGTTGGGCTACACTGTAGCCTCCTATATCTTCGCGCTTACGCGCAAGATGAATTAGTTAGATTCAATACGACGAAGTTCGTCTACACCTACAATATTGTTATTGTTCGGGTGCTGAATTAACTTATAAGTCTTATCTGTCTTATACCTATAAATAGGATATTTGACCTCGGCTTTAACACCGAACCCAGTATTAATGAGCTCCTGTAAGGAAGTCTCAGAGACGGTAAGATCTTTAAAATCGACAGTAGCTGTACTAAATTTATATCTATAGAGTTCAGAAGTTATGAATCTATAGTATGAAAGAGCTTTAAAAGTAGTTTTATACTTTTCTTCAAGCTCTTCCCAGAAAATTTCAGGTACCTGATCTTCGGTTGTATCAAGAGCACGATATAGGTTATAAAGCCTATGCCCTTGAAGATCAATAATAGCATACTGTCTAGCAATTGGATCGAGTCCGCGAATAGTATACTCAGAGTTATTTGGGTTCTTTAACCCAGAACTAATGTTCAACAACTCAAGTACTACCGCACTTTCTGACTGAGTCAGACCCTTAATCTTTACAACCTCATCTTTCAGTGCTGGTACTTTAACCATGTACTGTGATTGGTCGTAAGACCAGGTTCCTTTAGGGACATTCTTAATATCTCCAAAAGGAAAGTGAAACTCGGTCTGCTGATACTCATATTCGAAGGCATAATATTCAACCTTCAACCTGTCCATGATGCTTGTTGCATCTACAGCACTAATGAGCTTAGCTTTGCATAGTTGATAGAAAAACTGGATGATCTCTACATCCGATTCGCCACGAAGGTAAATCGGTGTGATGTCGCGACTACCCGAAGGGGTAAATCTAACATCGCGACCACAAGATTCCAAAAAGCCATTTGATGACTTATGGGTCTTTTGTTTGTTAACAACCAGACCTAACGCTTGCAACGCCGTATAGACTTCATTGAAGTCTTCTTCAGCAACAATTATATCGTCACCGTAGTTAGAGGATGGTTTGTTTGTAGTTTTAACGGCCTCAACAATGAGACCAATTACAACAGCCATTAAAGTAAACGTTAACGGAAAGCCCTGAGTACCAATACAAGTGAGTTTTATCACACGATTGTTTTGATCTATAACAGTGGTAGGAAGTATATCTCCAAACCACTCTAAGAACTCAGGCCAAATCTTTTCTAACAAACTTCTATAGACGCGATCGGATGCACTACTTAAATCAATTGTAGCATTACCATACGTAAGCATGGCGTGTTGTACTTTTTGATCATCGAACTGGATAATGTGATTTACATTTCTAGAACGTAGTGTTACCCAATCTCTTAATGCAACGGAGGGCCCATACTGTTTATCAGTAAGAGTTCTGGAAGCGATGGTAATCCATCGCTTTACCCTATAATTTTTAGGTACAGATGTCAATTTACCATCTGCCAGACCGTATAACACATTGGCCATATTAAAGTCGGATCTAAATATCTTCCGACCTAAGGCCATTGCTGCAATAAGTTGAGAATTATTATCATGTCCAACTATCGCCGGAGCCAAGGCTGCCGGCGAAGACGATCCATTTGTTATGATGGGCCGTCTGTCTGGATCATCCAATTCTGCACGAACTTGTGCATAAGGGAAATTCTCAAAAACTTCGCCTATTTTAGATTTCACTAAAGCAACATACCTATCGCCATAAACTGGCTCAATCTGAGTACTTTTAAATACTTTGATCCCATCGTCATCACTCTGTAAAGGAGTTCCCGACTTAATTTTGGTAGGTAGATTGGTCACTATCCGATAGTATTGGATATTTAAAGAAGACCATAAAGATATATCATTGGTTTTAACACCAGTGATAGAATCAATAATAAAATCATCGTTTTTATAACGATTGGGTACATTCCAGAGACTGGATAAATGCCCACCGAGAGCAATCGCTCTAGGAAATTTCTGCGCTTTAGTGGTGGCGGCAGCTTTAGATCTAGCAGGTTTATTTTGTCCTGCGTTCTTTTGCTTAGCTGTCTTTTCTGGGTTTGAAGTTGGAGCGGCTTTTGGTTTTTTGCCTTTTGCTGCTTTTGGCTCTTTATCCATTTTTGGATTTGAGTTTCTTCTTCCCGCGTTATTATTTTGTGTTGCCA